TAAAATTGCCATGTGTAAAATTGCCCTCTAATAAGTACTAACTATACAACAAGTATTAACTATACAATAATCTAAGCCTTACGGCACTAACTTAGTAATAAATACTAACAGATAAAAAAACTAATAATACTAGAAAGAATAATATAGAGTTCTTTCAGAACTTATCCACAGGAGAAAAAACAATGATTGACAAAAACCAAATTATCAAAGCGCAACAGAAAAAAATTGAACGTGTAGAAAAATTGCAAGAAGAACTACATAAACTATCTATGTTAGGTTTGGCAACTATCAAATTTTTAAACTTACCTGATGAACTAGAAAGCTCACTAAAAGCTATCCACGATGTTTCACATACTATCAAAGATGTTTTAGATGGTATGGACCCAAGAGAGGCTATTGAGAAGAATATGTCAGAAGATGATGAGGAGAATGAATAATGTTAGCAAAACTGAAAGATTTTTTTGGACTAGATGATCCTTGGGGTGACGGACAACCAACATCAAGTAACAATCTAATTGACGTCAGAGCTTTACAAGCAGAAAACAGGCAACTTAAGGCTATTATCAAGCAACAAAATGACCTACTAAAAGAGCTTTCAGATGAAAACATGGAGCTTGGACGTAGTCGCAAACAGTATGCTGACACAGTTGCAATGCAACAGCGCCTAATTGATGTCTATCAAGATATGGCTAACTAAGGAGGCAATCAATGGACAGAGGACTATTTGGCACCTTTGACTATGACCGCGACTATTTGCAGCCTCCTCTAGAACATGAGGAGCGTGACCCTGATGAATGGGTATTCAGAGGCGGTCGATGGATCTATATAGGAGATGAGTAGCCTATGGAAGTGCAATGCTACGAAAATGACGCTTATTGGCGTAAACGATACCAGGGACTCTGTTATGAGATGGGCGAAATCGTCAACAAGCAACAAGACAAGATTATCTCACTCAGTCGGGAAAACAAACGGCTGAAACGAGAGATTCGGAACATGAAACAGACAAAAAGGAGAAGAAAATGACAAACAATCAACTTGTAGAAGCAAAAGGGGACTTTCTGACTAACCCTCAGCTACTTAATAGCGGCATTATCAGAAAGTATCTTGACCCACAAGGAAAAGCTAGTGATGAGGAGCTTGCCTATTTTATAGCTCAAGCCAAAGCCCAAAATCTCAATCCATTTACAAAAGAAATTTATTTTATCAAGTATGGCAATCAGCCAGCTCAGGTAGTCACTGCCAAATCAGCTTTTGAAAAGAAAGCTGATAGTCACCCGCAATTTGACGGCAAAGAGGCAGGCGTAATTTATTTGATGGACGGTGAAATCAAATACTCAAAAGGAGCTTTTATTCCCAAAGGTGCTGAAATACTTGGAGGTTGGGCTAAAGTGTACCGCAAAGACCGTACCTATCCAACAGAAACAGAAGTATCTTTCGAGGAGTATGACAATTCTAAAATTCGTGCAAGAGTTAAGGAATTGAAGCAACAGGGGAAAGATGTTACTTATCCAGTGATGAACTCATATGGCAAGCCAATAGGTGAGAACAACTGGGATACTATGCCTTGTGTCATGATACGGAAAGTAGCTCTAGTGTCAGCTTACCGTGAGGCGTTCCCTGCTGAGCTTGGAGCGAGCTATGAGGCTGATGAGATTCAGCTGGATAACACACCTAAAGACGTCACTCCTCAAGAAAGCCGTGAGGATGTCGTGGCACGTAAGATGGCTGAAATTGAGCAATTCAACAAAGAGCAAGAGGCAAATCATGTAGATCCTGAACCTACTCAAGCTGAGGAGCCAATCCAGGGCGAGTTGCTAGACGGTGAACTTGAATATTAGGAGGACAACATGCAAGAATTACAAGTAAAAGTAACACAGGCTCAGGTTGAAATCATTGACCGTGAGAAATTTGAGCAGAATATCAATGAGGTTGTAGCTAAGTACGAGAATTACACGGTTACAGCTGGAACCATCAAGGAAGACAAGCAGGTACTAGCAGACCTACGCAAGCTCAAAAAACAAATCTCAGACGAACGTATCAAGATTAAGCGTGAGCTGTCACAGTCTGCGGATGAGTTTGACGACTACATCAAAACAACAGGCAAGCCCCTTGATGACACGATTGATAAAATCGCTACGGATGTCAAAGAGTTTGAAGAACATCAGAAAGCTGTCCGCTTGGATACGGTTAAGAGCTATATTGCCAATAAATCGGCCGAGTACATGCTGGATCCTCGTCTTTTTGATGAAAAGGCCCTTGAGTACATCAAAGCAGGGGACTTTATGGCCGACGGAGTGACCTTGAAAAAGGCTACAATGCAGTCATTAGATGACCTAGTGACCTTTGAATTTCAAAAACAACAAGAATTTGAAAAAGCTAGATCGGCTATTTCTGGGCAATGTGCTGAGTACGGTATGACTGATCAGCCATACCTACGAATGTTACGAGATTTAACCCTTGTTGAAGTTCTAGAGCAGATCAAGGCAGACTATGCTTTTGAAAAGCAAAAGGAAGAAATCAGACAGGCTCAAGAACGAGCAGAGCGAGAAAGTCAGGAACTTTTAGCAGCTCAACAATCCAAACAGCAAGAACAAGCTCCAAAATCAACGGAAACCCCAAATTTTGACCCAGAGACTGGCGAAATCTTGGACGGTGGGCAAATCCCCCAAAATGAGAAGGACGCTCTTAGAGGGGCTAAAAACGACCTAAAACGATATACCCAAAAAATGACTTTAGAGGTGTATTTTGTAGACACAGCCGAAAAAGACCGTTTCAAGGCTACTCTTGAACAAGCAGGGTTTAAATTTAAGAAAAACTATCAAGTCAGCGGTTATCAACGTATTGAGCCACTAACTCAGGCTGAACTCAATGAACGGTGTGGGTGGTGACTATGGAAATTAGACAAGTTTCAGACAATATTGCTATTTACTCAGACGGCAAGATATTGCAGGTTATCCATGACTTAGGAGATGAGTTTATCTTAGACCTCGCATTAACAAAGGACTACGCTTGGAATATTGATAGACAAGTTCAAGAAACTATCAAGACTATAGAACCAATTTTCAAAGTGTGTGGCTTTTGTTCAAGAAGTGGAGAGGATATGCACCGCTTACGCTGGGCTATCCTCCAGTTTGGAGAGTTTGAGCAATTTATCAAGGACTATCAGGATGACTTGCTTGAGTGGTATAAAATCTAGGATGGGAAGACGATGACTGAACCTATAATAATGAGAGTTGATAGAGAAACCTATAACTCAGGGAAACGACTACCTCACTTTTGGTCTAGCAATAAAGATTTGAAATTCTATGATATGAGGTGTAACTGGACTGTCAATAGACAAACACAGGCTTTCTATCATGTATTGGCATATAGCCGTACTCAAGCCGAAGAAATGGCAGTGAAAGAATATGCAAGGACTCATCACATTACCGAAAAATGGGTAGTAATCTTTTAGAAGAACGGAGGAAAGAAAATGATTGATTTTATCAAAGATGTAGGCATGGCCATCTTATGGCTATTTCTTGGCTATCTAGTCGGTGAACGTAGTGCTAGAAAGGACAAGTCAGATGATTAACAACGTTACACTGGTTGGGAGGCTTGTAGCACCTCCTGAGCTACGAAAAACGCCTAACAATGTATCTAGTTTACAGGGTACGCTTGCAGTCAATCGCAATTTCAAAAATGAAAATGGAGATCGCGAGGCTGATTTTATAAACTTTCAGGCGTGGAGAGGAACAGCTGACATCATTGCTCAGTATTGCAGCAAGGGCTCCCTTATTGGCATCATTGGACGCATACAGGTTAGGTCTTACGAGAAAGACGGTCAACGTCGATATGTGACCGAAGTAGTCGCTGAGAGTGTAGCTCTGCTAGAGAGTCGCAACAGTCAGCACGGACAAGGGCAAGGCAACAGTTTCCAAAATGGAAACAACTCACAGGGTGGCACTTTATATCCAGGAGGATCTCCGCAGTCTGAGTTTGCAGGAGGTCATCAGTCTCCATTTGGTAACTCAAACCCTATGGATATTTCAGATGATGATTTACCGTTTTAAAAAACTATCGGAGTCTAAATATGAAAAAATCAGATATTAAGCCAGGCGATTTTGTGAAAGTCCTCAATAATGGGGATTTTCACACTATTGTCCAGATAAAAAATGTATATGACATATACGTAGAAACAAGTCACGGAATTTACAACGCTGAAACACTTGCAAGCCGTGTAAATAGGAATTGTGTTATATCAGGGATTGTAAAGTGGGAGGACCAGAATGAATTACCACTTTAGGAGGTATCGATGTCAAATAAAAAAATGACCGTTTGGGCATTGTTTGACAGTGGGAATGGTAGCTATACAAAAGGCGTGAAAGCCCTGAATAGTTCGGGGGGGGCGAACATTGACATCTATCCAATCGGAATAGATATAGAAAACAAGAACGATCATTTTATAAATTTGAACCTTGCTGACTATGGGCGCTTGTTTGGAGACAACACACTTTTTGACAAACTTGACAAGTTACCAAAACCTGATTTGATTATAGCTAGCCCACCATGTGAGAGTTGGAGCACTGCTAGCGGGATGTGCGAGGGTAACGCTTGCTGGAAACAAGAAGATCTCTCGGATAGCCTCTTTGCTCCACAAAGAGAGCCTAGCATGTTTACCATCAGGAATGCCTCTGACTACGAGAAAGCATACAATAATTACAAGTACGATCGTCAATTTATGAAAAGGGTAAACGGGGAACTTTGCGCTTTCAATACCATTGAGATCATCAAACGGTATAACCCTAAGTATTTCATCATAGAGAACCCAGCAAGTGGTCGCTTGTGGAAATATATTGAGGAAGTTATGGGATTTAAGCTGCCATACCTCAATCTCACACGCTACAACAATTATGACTACCCTATACAGAAACCCACAAAATTTGCTAGTAATCTTGATTTAGGTCTCAAAAATGACATTATCAAGGCAGAAATAGAGTGGAACAAATTTTCTAAGTCATACAATGAACGGTCAAACATTCCACAAAACCTAGTAATAGAGATTTTTACTAAGGTTTACAATGAATTTTTACAGGAGAAACAACATGATAACTAAAATCAATGTCCCAAAAACATCAATCGTAATTGAGATTGAAGATAAAGAAATCAAAATTGAGAATATGATTGGCTATGATATGAAGATGGTTTTTAGAAACCAGGACGCAGAGCCGTCTTTAGATGAAAATGGGGATGTTTTTGAGCCTCTATACTGGCTAGACATTAAGGCTAGACCTGAGGAGGACATAGAATACCATACAAGTTTAGGAGTGAAGAGAGAGAAAAGAAAACTAGCTGAGTTACAAATATTCTTTGAATATATTGAGGCTAACAAACAAAACCTCTTTGACTTATGTGGCATGAGAGGGGAGCTTGCATGAGCAATCTGACACTATCACTAGACATTTCAACTACTGCGACAGGATGGGCCGTATTTCACGGCTCTGACCTCGTCCAGAGTGGTGTCTTAAAGCATAAAAGCAAGTCATTCTTTGAACGTGGGCGCTTCATGGCTAGCGAACTGCGAGCGATTCAATCGAGAGCACTCCAGAAGTACGACTGCCATTTTGAATCGATTGTAGTCGAGAAGAACTCGGTCATGGGACCAAATCAGCAGTCTATGATCAGCATTGGAATTGTGACAGGCATCATTCTTGGACGACTGGTCGCTGACAATGTGTACTTTGTGAACGTGTCGACTTGGCGCAAGTACTGGAAATTCAGCTATAAAGACCGAAGTAAAAAATCAATGAAGAAACAAGCTGTAGATACCGTATCAGTAAAATTTAAGAAACAAGTAAAAGATGATGAAGCAGATGCTATCTTGATTGGTTCTTATTTTGTCAATCTTGGTAAGGATTTTGGGGACTTGGAAAGCCATAAGATAAGCTGAGGAGGTAGACCATGACAGAAATTAAACTAATATTTTTTATGGCCTCATGCATCGTCTCGTTTTATGCAGGGGCGATCCTTAGCAAGCCGAAACAGCCAATCATCATTTATCAGGTCGATAATGCGGGCGGTGTGATGGTAGGGCAAATCACAGACAAGGAAATCATAGAGGGACGCTACACAGTGACCGCTGGGGCCTACGGAAAGTTCCTAGTAACTAAGGAACAGTACGAGAGCCTCAAGGTCGGTGATGATATCCCTGAGTATTTGAAGAAAAGAGGTAATTAAGATGACAGAAACTATTAAACTACCAAACTACTACGAGCCCGATTGGGAAAATGCAAGATATGGCTCATTGGAAGAACTTAAAGAGTTGTTACTCTACAAGCGTATCGTGAAATGGGACAAAGACTCTCTGTTACTTGAAGATGGCACAAAGGTCACTATTGAAATGTCTGAAAGTGATTGCTGTGCCTCAGCGGGTGGGGAGTTCCAAGATGTATCGCTTGACGCTGTGATTACTGATGTTGAAATTGGCAACCCTAAAGAAATCCCTGACCACTGGGGAATAGGTTATAAAAACAAAGTAACTATCTTCCACAATCAGAACCCTGTAGCTATTGCCAACTGTGAAGCAGAGCATAATGGCTATTATTACAGCGTAGGCTCTCTAGTGATTGGTGACATTCATTTCCCAGTAGTGAAAGCGTAGGAGGCAACCAATGAACAAGCGACAACGTAAGAAGATGTTTACTAGGGCTTTCTCTAAGGCTTATGATGAGAGTCTGAAATGGCAAAGAAAAAAAGAGCAGATCTCTATCACGACAGTTAAGAGTATAAGAGGTAAAGTCTATATTATTACCTCTATCACCTCTCAAGTTGAAATCGTGAAGAATTGGACCAATAAACCTGATGAAATTACCATAGAGGGCTACATGTTAGACAATAATAGATTGGGGTTAAAATGACATTGTTTGATGAAGTACAACAACTTAGCTCAGAAAGCTATGATAAGTGGTTTGAGCGTTACTTTAAAAAATATAACTTAGAAAAAGTTATTAAGAAATCAGCCAAACAAGGTTATACAGGTCATCTGATGAGCGTCTTAAAAGTCGGAGATGACTATACTAGGCGTAGGTTGGATGATGAAAGGACACTTGAGAAAATCAAGGAATTGTTAGGAGATGGTTTCAAGGTAGAGTTTCATTTGACATATGGTAAAAATATTCTTACTGGCGAAAAATTCTTAGCCAACAAGCAAATCCATATTACATGGTAACAAAAAAAGCCAAGGCACTCTCTGCCTCAGCTAGTAGTTATATCGCAATTACTATTATAGCATAAAGGAGACAGAGAGTGAGCAAAGCTAAAGAGCTTTTAAACGAATTGCAAAATCTTGATATGGACATTCAAAGCCGCATAGACGAAATCAATGAGCTTGAGGCAGGTTTACTCTCAAGCCCCAAATGGACAGTAGACAAGGTCAAAGGTGGTCAAGCTAAGAAGGTTGATGATGTCTATACTCAGCTGATCGTGATGAAAGAGGCGATTGAACAAGATACTACTGAAGTTATTAACAGGAAACTTGAACTTGGTAGATTGATTAACAAGCTGAAAAATCCAAAGAGCAGGTCTATTCTCAGAATGACCTATATTACTAAAACTTACATCGAGGATATTTGCGACAATTTGAGAA